GTAGAGGATTATGACATCAGAAGAAGTAAGCCCATTTAAAGCATTAGACTTTATTCGTGACAATGCTAAAGCGTATGCTCATGCTAAAGCGGATGTTATCTACATGACTGAATTCCGTAAAAGTTTAAAAGCAATACTTATGGCGGAATCAGATGCTAAGACGGAATCTGCAAAGGAGACTTTTGCTTATTCCGATGATCGCTACATTAAATACCTTAACGGCTTGCGAACAGCAATAGCGACAGCAGAAGAATATCGCTGGAAACTAATAGCCGCACAAGCAAAAATAGAAGTGTGGAGAAGTCTTGAATCTTCTGCAAGAGCTGAAGGGAAAGCTACACAATGAATGAAGCCGAATTATATATTCTTATTGAAAGAACTTTAAAACATTATCATTATGCAACTTTAAAAAATAATAGAGCTGGTGCTTATCAGATTGCTATAGATTTAGTAGAGCTTTCTCAACAACTAGAAGAACTTGCTTGCGATGCGAATAAATCTAAATTCTGAAGAATTACGAGTTGTTAAATTTATAGGTAAAGCTCGGAGAGATAATACTCAAAAATATAATACAGATAAGCAAATTTCAGATCAAGACCCATATTTATTAGATATTGACGGATTTATGGGAGAGTTTATAGTAGCTAAGGCTTTTAATTTAATGCCTGATTTTGAGCTTACTAAAAAGAAAAAGCATTTTGATCTAATAGATGGTAATGGATTAAAAGTTGATGTGAAATCGAGTAGGATAGATACAATCAAACTTAGAGTAACTGAGTATCACGATAAAAGCCCATGCGATATATATATACTTTGTATAGTCGATGATCTAGGCGGTGATATTCGTTGTTGGGGAGCTTGGAATTATATTAAAGCTAACGCATATAAAGAACAAAAAACCGATAGATTTGGTAAAGTTTCTACTTGCTACGCTATAAGTCAAAGCCAATTAAAAAAATATGACTAAGGGAGAAAAAGAGCTTTATGGCAAGATTGCTAGACTGGGATGCTCATTATGTAGGTATCAAGGTAATGAAGGAACGCCAGCGGAACTGCATCACATTAGACGAACTTCTAAACGAAGTCTTGCCCCTGTTATCCCCCTTTGCCCATATCACCATAGAGGATCAAATACCAGTATTCACGGAATGGGTAGAAAGCGTTTTGAAAGAGAATACGAAATCACGGAAGAACAACTTTTGGTACAGACAAAGATATTAATAGGAGAAGATTATGAATGAACATATTTGGACTGCTAGTGGAACTGATATTGAAGAACGCTGGAAATTACAAGGGTGGATTCGACCTTCTGAAACTCCAGAAACTCAGGCAAAGTTTAAGTATTACCAAGAATTGCCATTACGCAAATTAGATGATGTTGCAAAAGTTCGTTACGAAGAAGTTTTAAAACGAAATAAAGTAGTTCGTATTAAGTAGCTAATTTTTGCATTACCATTCGGATTTTAGCTTTACGATCATCTATACCAAGCGTGCCACCATTGATACGCTTGGTCATAGTTTCAATATCCATCGTATCTGCCAGATCGTTTAATCCTTTTTTATTCCAGAACCAACCAGCACTTAAAGCCGCATATTCAGGAGTAGCAACCCATTCAGGATTACTAAGCAAATCCACACCCAAACCAGATCCGCAGTTTGCATAGTTGTCTTTGCCAGTAAGTTGTATAAGACCACGACCATGATATTTCCAACCATCGTCGTCTTCCACATTACCCATTCTCCCACCATAGACTTTATTGGCAATTTTTTCAGGATTATTGGCATATTTTTCAGCAGTATCTTCATCTGGAAATCTTGACGGCCAAGTTCGCATTAAAGCATTTGCAGAATAATGTAGATTTTCTTCTAATACTCTAAAGCCGTTTGATTCGTGCATACATTGACCAATAAAACATGCTTGTCGTTGTGAAGTATTAATTCCATATTTAGCAAAAGTATCAGCTAAAGGTTTTTGCCAAGATTCGGATATTCCTAGTGCATCTAAATTCATAATCCAGCCTGTTGCTTAATCCAGTCTTGAAGCGATACTAATTGTTGCGTTGTATAGGCACAAGCAAGTAGCTGGTCGGAGGTGCTTCCATTAGCTGTGCTGGAGGTATTGGAAAGGGTGGGCATTTGACCGCTACTGGAGTTGTGCAACCCACCATAATAAGACTTAAGAGCAGATAGCTTAGCTTCATAGGTTTCCTTAGATGCTTTATTAATTAAATCTTGTTCTTTGATTTTTGCTTGATTTTCTGCAATTTGTTTTTCAGCGATTGATTGTATTTCTGCTTTATATATATGAAAACGATTATGCTCAATATAGCCATAAAAGCAACCAGATAAAAGTAATATAGCAAATCCAATTTTGACATAAGAAAGTATTGAAAGTGGAAACATTATTCAATCGGCTTATTAGTTATAAAGCGAAGTATAGCAACGATAATGCCAATACCAATAAGGCTAATGCCATAATATTTTGGATCAATAAGGTTTTGGACATAAGAAAAATTATCAAATAAAGCTCCAAATATTACAAGAGCAAAAGAAAACCACATAGTTTTAGATCTATGTGCTTTCATTTATCTGCCTTTTGCTCCAATTTTTCATAGAGTTTATCAAGTAATACTTCTATTCGATCAAAACGAACAGTCATATCACCTTTTTTTACATAATTTGTAGGAAGATCAATTTCAATGTGTTTAACATCTTCTTTAAGAGTTTGTACGGAGTCCCATATTTGGCGACACCACCAGCCTACTGCGGCTAATATTGCACCGCCAGCTAAATTAAAAAGGGTTTGACCATCCATAAAACACCATTATTAGAGTTATTAAGAATTTTATTTTATGAATTTAAAGTAATTTTACTACTTCTTCTGGTTTTACAAAAGCATCAGAATTATGTTCTGTATTTTCCCACCAGAGAAATTGATTCTTTGCTAAATATACTCTATCTTTTAAAAGATTGTTATTAATAGTATGTCCATAAATTAATGGATCGCTTACTGACCATAATACTATTCCAGCTTTATTTTCAGACCACGCAAGATGCTGAAAAAAACTATCTACTCCTATCCAAGTATTACATTCTTTAATTAATAGCCTTAATTCATTTATTGGAAGATTTTTACGGAAATCATCGACAAGTTGTTTTTCTCCTTCAATCCCTATTTGGACAATAGGTTCATTTATTAAAGATATAAGCTCTTTCCAATATGGATAGTTTTTTGGATTTTCTTTACCTGAAAATAACTTTTTTGCATAAGGATGAATAAGTATCATAAATATAGTTTTCTAAAAGCATTTTCTAATGATTCAGTCCACTTCCATTGATCCATTTTTTTATAAATATTCCAATGTTCTATATCCCCAAAAAGTGCTTTAGCTTCTGCAATAGATCGACAAGGAATAATCTCAGGATAACAACCAAAAATAACAGGGTTTGGTATATCAGGAAGGAGCTTATTAAACACAATATGATCGCCAAGCCCACAATTAAGGATAATAATAGTCTTATCTCTGTAGTTGATGATATTGCGATAAATTTGATCATCGTGAGCATACATTTCCTTTTTAGATTCGCTACGAATACCGCCTTCTGGATTTTTTAAATGCCATGTAACTGCGTGTGGTGCGGCAATGATTTTATAGCCCTTTTGATATAACCCATAAGTAAATAAAGTTTCTTCTCTATGTGCAACTCTGGATAATCCTAAATTGTAATCATAAATACCAGCTCTATATAAAAAAGAACAATGTAAATGCTCAACTTCTTTAACATCTTTAATCGTAGTCCATTGAATGTTTGGCTCTTTATCAATATCTTCTATTTTGCCAGTTGATAACATAGTCATTGGGTTATGTGGCGGCGTTAATATTTCACCACCAACTGCACCTACATTATCATTCATATATGACAATAGTGTTTCTAAAACATTAGGTTCTGGAATCGCATCATCATCTACACGCCATACAAAATCATAGCCCATCATATTAGCTATTTGATGGTTATGGTGCTGACCTTTTTTAGCCGCAAATTGCCATTCCCATTTAATGCCTTTTATATCTAATCTTTGGAAATAGTATTTATAGAATAAGACTTCTCGCATATCTTCTGTTTGATCATTGTCATCAAAGATAATAAGTTTGTCTGGTTTTTTGGTTTGATTGATGATTGCTTCTAGGAC